ATCGCGGCCGTGATCGCCGCGCTGAAGGTGCTCCGGGCAGTCTCGAGCGCCAGCCGGGCGCTGAACTTGCCCGTCGCGACGCCCTTCACCAGGTTCTCGACGGCGGAGGAGACCGCGAACTTGGTGCGGTCCATCAGCGTGGCGCCCCGCCGCTTCTCGAGCGCGGTGGGCATCTCCCGCTCGATGGCGTCGATGCGGGCCCGGTCTTCGGCCGTCTGCGTCAGAGGAGTCACCTGCCCACCTCGAACATGCCGGACCGGAGCATGTCCAGGGTCTCCAGCGAGCTGGACAGGGCGAGCTGGATCTCCGGCGACTTCTGCCCGAGCAGGGCCAAGATGTTCTCCCGGACCAGCGGCCCGATCTCGCTGTGGAGCTGGGCGAGCACCGACTCGACAGCGCGCCGGCCGACACCCTTGGGCTTCTCGCCGCCCTCGATCTGCATGTCGTCGAACAGGTCGGCGAGTTCGCCCTCGTCGAGCCCTTCCAGCTCGTCGCTCATGTTCAGGAACGTCGAGAGGACCCACCGCGGGTGCTTCTCCAGCTTCATGCCAGCCTGGCGGAGGGTGAGGATGACACCGGCCTGGAGCGCCCGGATCTGGGCCTGCAGGAGGTCGTCGCGGGCCCCGATCTGGGGGGAGATGATCTCCACCGGGTACTTCAGCGGGTCGTACCCGCCGGCCAGCATGTCCACCCAGACCATGTGCTGATAGCCGGCCGCGCCGTACATCTGGATGTGCCGCGCGGTGCGGGCGAAGTTGATGTCGATCTGGGACAGGTTGCTCCGGCCGCCCTGGCTCCGCTCGTGGCCCAGGTACTCCGGGGGCACGCCCAGCGCGCCGAAGTAGACGCGGAACAGCAGCTCCACGTCCTGCACGCGGGCGAGGTTGGTGTCGCCGTCGATCGTGTCGAGGTCGTAAGCGAGCCCCTCGCCGGAGGCGATGAAGAAGTCCTCGTCCGGGGTGGGCGGCTTCTTGTACGAGTCCTGGGCGGATCCGATGCCGGTGGTGGAGCGCGTGACCGACTGCTTCCACATCGCCAGCCGCTTCATGATCTGCTTGGGGTCGCCCTTGAGGTCCGAGACGTCCACCTTCCAGCGGTAGCGCATCGCCGCGCGGGTGAGGCGGGCCAGCACCATCGAGTCGAGCACGCCGTGGACCTTGAGCCCGATCGCCCCGAATGGCTTGAGGATGCTGCGGCCGTACAGGAGCGTCTCGGTGGCCGAGACACCGCCGTTGGACCACAGGGCGAAGTGGGGCATCCGCCAGATCGGGAAGGTCTTGGCCTTGGCGTCGAGCTGGAGGCGGACGCCGTTGCTGGGCGGGCTCGTCTGGGTGATCTGCTGGGCCCAGTACGCCTCGGGGGTCCAGCGGCCGGTGGAGTCGAAGTTGCGGAAGATCGTCGCCGGCGGGATGGGGCGGAGGTGCGCCACGCCCAGCCGATTGTCCGCCATCATGGCCAGCACGTTCTCCGGCATGAAGGACCCGTACTTGCACATCGCCCGCACCGTCTGGAACGACGACTCACGGATGATGGTCTCGAGCCGGCGGAACCTGGCCTTCAGTTCCTCGGGGTACTCGTCGGGCGGGTTGACCATCCGCACGGCGTAGGTCCGCGTCCCGCCGCCCGAGAGGTCGCCCGTGACGGCCATGGTGGCGAAGGCGTCCAGTGCCCGCGGCACGTCGGAGATGTTGGTCTCCAGGAAGTCGTAGTACTGCATCTCGCGCACCCGGTCCATCGGGACCTGCACGGTGTTGAACCATGGGGTGAGCTTGGGGTCGCCCGCCGTGGACACGCCGCCGGCTGGGCCGCCCACCAGCGGCGACGGCTCGGGCGTCGAGTACCGCCCGGAGAGCAGATCGCCCAGGCTTCCGACCGCGGACTTCGTGATGGAGACGATTCGGCTCATTTCATCCTCGCAGGATCATCATGCCAGCGTCGTCGCGTCGGGGGTCGATGAGCTTGGGGGCGCTCTCGGTGTACACGTTCATCATCGGGCGGATCTCGGAGTAGTCGAGCACGGTGTCGAATCCGAGCACGAGGCCGGCCAGCATGTCGTAGACGGCCGCGTGGAGCTGGTGGTCTGGGATGCCCTCCCAGGTGAAACGCTCGTTGCCCTGGTCGTTGATGACCAGCTTCCGCACCGGCCGGCTCATCTCATCAAAGAGCCGTCCGTCCACCGCCACCGTCCAATCCTCGAACCACTCGATCTGGTTGGTCAGGTGCCACTCGTAGATCGTGTCGATCGCCACTGTCCGGTGCACTGTGATTAGACGCGGCGGGTCCAGGCGGCCGTCGCCTGCCTCGGAGACGACGACCATCTTGTGCTGGTCGTTCGTGGCGTATTTGCACCGGACGATCGGGATCTTCAGCTCGGCCATGGCGGCTTCCTGCACGCTCATGGCGAACTTCGCCTCGGGCTGGTGGTCGATCACCCCACCCACGACCCGGAATCGCTTGAGAACCTGGATCACCTCGTCCACCCCACCCGCGAGCCGGCCGGCGTGGACCTTGATCTGCTTCCCGTCGTCCCATCGGCTGATCTGGTAGTCGAGCCACGGGCGGTTGACGTCGATCCCGATGGTGGTCGGCTGCTCGGATGAGGAGACCATGCGCCGGCCCTTGGCGGTGCACCGCTCGAACATCTTGCGGTTGATGCGCAGCGTGCCGCCGGAGAATGGCCGCCCCAGGTCCATGTTGTTGAACTGCTGGAGCTTGGACGGGTTCCCCAGGCTCTTGCTGAAGGTGTCGATCAGGGTGTCCATCGTCGGCCCGATGCGGGTTGACAGGGCCTCCGTCCAGTACGACCGGATCTTGCGGCCGGGGCGCTGGGGGATCCAGAGGCCGGGGGCAAAGCGGTTCATCGGCCGCCCGCACTTCGGGTAGCGGCAGCATGGCCGGATGTCCCGCGGGGAGCCGGGCGACCAGTCCTTGTCGCGGACGTCGAAGGTCATAATGCGGCCCGAGTCGTCGATCCTGGTAATCACGACGTTGTCGTACCAGTCGATGATCTGCCGCTCGCCGCAGTGCTCGCAGTCGTGGAAGTAGCGGTGCTGGTCGCCGGCGAGGAACTCCGCGTGGATGTTGTCGTTGCCCGGGGCGCCGGCGTTCAGCTCGGAGCCCTCGACGGTGGGGGTTGAAATCTCGTCGCTGAGCTTGTAGTCCGACGCGTTCATGCGCTTCGGGTACATGGGCAGGTTCGTGCGATTGCAGAAGTCCCGCTCGTCGATGTGCATGCAGTCCGCGGTGAACGACGTCAGCTCGTCCTCGGAGTTGGCCGTGACGATGTAGAGCTTCCCGTGCGGCCCGAACCGCTTGAAGGACGTCGCGTCCGTCGCGTCGGCGATCTCCTGAAGCTCCTGGTAGTAGGGGGTGTTCTTGATCGTGGGGTTGAGCTTGCCGTTCACCAGCTCGATCACCTTGGCGTGCTTGGGCATGACCCAGCCCACCGCCAGCCCCAGCGAGCACTGGGCGAGGGTCTTCACGATCTCGTAGGTGGTCTTGCCGCGCTGGGCGGGGGCGATGATCCGCATGTCGGGGGAGGGATCGGCGTAAATCTGCTCCCACTGGGGGTCCAGCACGATCGGCTGGCCCTTGTCGGTGATGTGGACATTCAGGGCCAGGTGCATCGTCCGGCGTGCCACCTGCGCGGCCATGGCCCTACGCACGAGCACGTCGCGGCGGATGGGAGTCAGCACCTTCCGCCCGTCAGGCCTGGTGACGAGGATGGTCACGATCTCGTTGGGTTGGCGATCCGGTTTGGGCTTGGGACCGACCACGTCACGGATCCTCCGTCTCGTCTTCGTCAGCGCCTTCATCATCGGCTGGCGGGGGATCTTCGGGGGAGTCGGCAGGATCGTCCTGAAAAACCTCTGGTCCGGGTGCTGATTCATCGACCACCTCGCCGCCGACCATTTGGGCCAGGGACTCGTTGCTGAGCTGATTGGTCGTCTGGGCCGAGGCCTCGATCCCGCCGGCTCCGTTGACCAGGACGTTCATGTGGCCGACGTTCATCCGCCCGTCGCGCGGGCGGGCGCCGGTGATGTGGGCGATCTCCCTGGCCGCCTTCATCGCGATCGCGAGGGCGTTCGGGTCCAGGGCGTTTGGCTTGATCTTGGTGTGCTGGCCGTTGATCTGGACCATCTTGCCATCGGAGTCGTTCTTGAGGCGGACGGGCTTGGTCGTGACCTCGACCTGGTCCTTGACGGCGTGGGTCATGGCGAGGCCGTGGATGTCCTCGAGCCGGCGGAGGTACAGGGCGCGGCTGGCCTGGACGTCCTCGAAGATGCCGCGGCACAGGAAGTCCTCGGTCTTGGCGACCCACCGCTCGGCCGCCTGCTTGGTCGTCCCCCACTCCTGGGCGACCAGCGCCACCACGGCGACGCGGTTCTTCTCTCGCGCGATCCAGATCGAGATGGTGTTGAGGCGGTCGATGAGCAGAGCTTCGGAGGGCGTCAACGCACCCGCCGGCTCCGGCTCGTCTTCCATCAGCTTCTCGATCCATGATGACATCGGCGGCAGCATATCACCATGACACGCACGACGT